GTGCCTCCAATCGATAAAGCAAATAGAATCTTACGAAACGTAAGTTTCCAAGCCACACTCGCAGGAGCCATCCAAGCCGTACAAATAACAGGAACCGTAAGCGTATAAAATAAGCATGTAAAGCAGCTTTACATTGAGGAGAAATTATGGCAGTAAGAACATACGATCCAAAGCAAGTTATCGTCACAATCGGGGGAGTTCCTATGTCAGGTTTCTCCGACGGAACCTTTTTAGAAATTGATAGAAATGAGCCGACTTGGAATTTAGTTGTAGGAGCAGACGGTTTAGCAACTCGTGGGAAGACAAATAACTTCTCAGGAACCCTAACCCTTACCCTAAAGCAATCAAGCCCAAGTAATGACGTTCTAAGCGGTTTTCTAGCCATTGATGAAGCCACGAATCTTGGTGTAGTGCCAGTTTTAGTAAAAGATCTAAGCGGTAACTCAATTTATTTCAGCGCCAGCGCATGGATAACCCAATACGCTAATTCAACTTTTGGAAAGGATATCAACGATCGCCAATGGGTACTTTCCCTTGCCGAAGCTGATGTATTCGTAGGCTCAAATAGCGAAAGTTAATGTATTTTTTGCAGATTTTCTGCAATTTAAGAGAAAAAATCGTATAAACTGGGAAAATTATGATAGAAACAAAAGAAAAAACTATTGATGGAGCTAACTACTCCGTTACTCAATTGCCAGCTCGTAGAGCATTAAGACTCAAAGCAAAACTCATAAAGTTATGTGGCTCCATGTTTTTAGGAAGAGATTCAAATTCTCTTCAAGCAGCGTTCCAATCTATAGACGAAAATCAATTTGAAGCTCTTTGTATGGAAATGCTTCAAGGAGTTCGTAAAAATGGAATTGAACTCACGCCAGCTACTTTTGATTTAGAATTCGCAGGAGATATGGCATCAGTTTATAAGCTTTTGTGCTTCGTTGTGGAGGTAAATTACGCCAATTTTTTGGACATGATCGGTATTGGACTCCCATCATTTTCGGAGGATCCACCCAAGACGACAACAGGTACGAAAAAAACCTTCACGAAGAATTAAGGGAAGAACTCATCTTGTGGAGGCTAGTAACCGAAAAAATAGCCTCTCTGCAAGAGTTAGAAACCAACTGGAATTTAGATGATTTATACAAAGCCAATGCGCTTCTAGACATGCGATTAGATCTTTCAGAAGACGCAAGAAGAAGGATTAAAAAATGACAATCGCCCGTGAGTTAGTAACTAGGCTAAGCTTTAAATTAGATAAAACCCAGTTAGACAAACTCGAAAAATCTATCCTCCAATTCAAATCAAAAGCTATTTTGATCGGTAAGGAAATAAAAGCCCGAGCCGAACAGTTTGTCGGGTTTTTTACCGATATAGCCGATGGCGTTGTAGCTACAAAAGATTTAGCCGATTTCGCAAATGTTGCCGTAGAAAATTTTGTCGCTTTAAGAAACGCAGCAGCAAAATTTTCAATTAAGCCCGAACAATTTAATCAAGGTTTTCAAAGATTAGCAATAGCCACAAAAGAAGCTAGTAGAGGGTTTGGGGAACTATATAGAATTGCTGAAGAAAGCAATCAAAGATTTAATTTTCGCGGATTAAATGGCGAACTTTTAAATGTTAAAGAACTTCTTTTTCAAATCGGAGACTATGTAAATTCTCTAGGAGATAAATCCGAAAAATTAAGGATTTTAGGTAACTTATTCGATCCTCAATCGGCTGGCGCATGGCTTAGATTCTTAGAACAAGGCAATGAACAGATAGGGATGCTCGTTGAAAAAGAAATGGAATTTGCAAAAGGATTCGATGCCTCAGTCGATGGCGCAATAAAACTACAAAATCAAATATCCGAATTAGGTGTGCAATGGGATAAATTCGCAGTGCAAATATTAGAATTAACCGTTCCGTCTTTAACCAATTTTTTCAAATCCATTACCCAATTTATTGATGACGTGCAAGCAAAAGGGTGGTGGGAAACCATTACAACCAACGCAGCGCAAAAAGACCCTAAAAGTTTTATAACAGGAATCCCAAGACTAAAACCCGAATTTGATCCCGAATCCGATGTATATAAACGCATGCAATTAGAGCGTTCCCAAGCAGCCCAAATTCAAAATTCTGCCAGCGTAGTAAATAATAATCGTTTTGAATTTAACGTACCCCCAGGTACAACAGAACAACAAGCCAATTTTACAACAGAGCAAGTGAAGGCAACTTTGGAATCCATGTGGCTAGAAAAAACTCGTGAAGTCATCAGCAACAACCCACAGGTGGAATAATGGTATTAAGCTTAATCTACAAACAAAAATACGCCCCAAGCTCCGTTAATTTCGCCGACGGACCTGCAATCGTTTCTTTTGATACCATGATTTCAGAAGATCATCGTTATTCTTCCAGAGTTACCTATTACCCAGTCGAAAACGGAACTATTGTTAGCGATCATATTATCAATCAACCCGATATAGTGGTTCTATCGGGCTTAATTTCCGATACCCCACTTAATCTTTTAGCTACTTTTAATCGTTCTGTAGCAGCATTCAATTCTTTGATTGAAATTCATGAACGTAGGCAAATTGTAGACATAGTAACTGGAATTAAAATTTATAAAAATATGGCAATTACTTCTCTGGAAGTGCCTAGAAACATAAAAACAGGTCAAACTTTAACATTTAATATTGAACTTCAACGTATTATTTTCGACGACAACGTCCAGCAATTAAGTGATCAAGGTAATATCTTTGGTGGAGTAATGGACAATACTCCTCGTAGGATCGTTTCTGAAAATACAAATATTCCAATTTTAAAAAACGATCCTCCCTTTAGTCTAAAAGATCAAGCCTCGACTGAAACGAATGTAGGTGTTCAAAGTTTAGACTCAATACCCCCTGCAATATTACCTAATGTCATAGTAAATTTAGCAGCTTTAGGGAGGGTTTTCTAATGCAAATCATACCTTTTAAAGAATCCGCAGCATGGAGAGCGCAAATAACTCTTAGCAATGTCATTTTTCTTCTTTATTTTCGCTGGAACGCCATGAATCAATACTGGGTAATGAATATAAATAGCCGTAACGGAGAACCAATTTTATTAGGAGTGAAAATAGTCTCTAATTTTAATCTAACAGAACAATTTTCAGCCATTACAGGAATGCCAGAAGGAGAAATTGTCTGCCAAAATATAATAAATGAATGGGGAGATATTAGCAGATTTGACATGGGCGAAACTACCGAATTAATTTACTATGAGGCAGGAGAAATTGAATCGCTTGTGGAGGTTAATGCGTGAAATTTTATAGACAAGCCACAGCAAGAATAAAAATAAGAAATGCAAACTTTGAATACATTGACGAAATAACAATCAAAGATTTACGTATCTCTTTTTCTATAACAAAATCTCTTGCTTGGAGTACAAATTCCTGCGTCTTAAAAATTTGGAATTTATCGCAAAAAAAAAGAAATATTATAAAGGATTTTGGAGATGAAGTCACAATTTATGCAGGTTACGAAACAGCAGGAGGACCACAGGTTCTTTTTATCGGCCAGACGACAGCGGTCAGCCATATCTACGAGCAGCCGGAAATCGTTTCTGTTCTGGAATGCGGTGACGGAGAAAAATACATCAATCAATTACGAGTTTCTCTCTCATATGCCGCGAACACGCCAGCAAAAACGATTATTACAGGTATCGCTCAACAGATGGGTATTCCGCTTTTGTCTTTGCCTAGCAATATTGAAAACCTTGTCTATCGTCAAGGATTTAGTTATTGCGACATGGGAAAAGACGCTCTAACAATAGTATGCGATAAATTAGGTTTGCAGTGGAGCGTTCAAAATAATGCTCTTCAAGTGATTCCACAAGGAGGAACAATTGATCAACCTATAGTTCAAATTAATCAAAATACAGGAATGCAGGGAGTCCCCACTCGTTTTACCTATCGCAGTCTCTATCTTTATAGATCCATAAATGAACCAAATACAGGCTATAAAGTTAATGTAGCGTTAGACCCTTTCATCCTTCCAGGATCTAAAATAACTCTTTATTCTACGCATTTAGATGTAAAAGGGCCATATCGCGTAGAAACCGTAAGACATGAAGGTGATACCTATGGAGCGCTTTGGCAATCTAATTTAGAAGTAAGAGAACTCGCAAGTGGAGCCACACAATGACAAATCCAGTAACTATGACAGATGCTATTAGACAAGCAGTTCTTTATCAAATAGGAAATATCCATACAGCTCTTCCAGCAGCTATTGTTTCCTACGATTTTACAAAGCAAAAAGCCGTCGTACAACCACTTTTAAATAAAGCATGGTCAGACGGAACCGTAACTCCAATGCCTAAATTAGAAAATGTTCCCGTAATTTTTCCAAGAGCAGGAGGTGCTTCCTTGAACTTCCCAGTGATAGAAGGAGATACCTGCCTGCTCGTTTTTATTGAAAGAAGCACCGATCTTTGGCGTACAATCGGAGGGCAAGTCACTCCCGACGATAATCGAAAGTTTGACCTATCCGATGCCGTAGCCATCATGGGTCTATTTCCATTCAGTGAAAATTCCCAAGCCACAAATAATACCGATCTCGTTTTGACCTATAACGGATCATCATTTAGGATAAAACAAAACGGCGACGTAGTGATAAATACCTCTGGCAAGGTTGCAATTGGCAATTCCACAACCGAAGTGCTAGATATCCTCTCTCAACTGCTAGCTGATCTACAAGGTGCAACGGTAATGGGCGCAGCGTTAGGTGGACCCCTAAACCCCACTTTCGTTGCTCAAGCTCTCGCCTTACAAACTCAATTAGATGCCATAAAGGGGACAATACCATGATTGACATAGCTTTAGATCCAAAAACAGGCGATCTTATCTTTGAAGATTTTGATTTAGCCTTAGTGAGTGGATTAGATCAAATTGCCCAAAATCTAGCAATCAGGCTAAGGTTTATGCAAGGGGAGTGGTTTTTAAATATTTTAGCAGGAATTCCATACTATCAATATTTTTTTATTAAGAACCCCAATCAGATTCAAGTAGAAACTTTCTTGAAAGATGAGATCGCCAACACTAGGGGAGTAATAGAAATAACTTCATTTGACAGCGATTTTAATGGAGTAAAGAGATTATTTACTGTAGATTTTAATTGTAGGACGATAGATGGAAACCTCGAAATGGAGCAAGTATTACCATGAATTTTGGTTTAACCCCCCAAGGCTTCAACGCCCCACGTTTAGCTGACATAAAACAATCTCTTGAAAACGCCTTCATAGCTGAGCTTGGTGACGTAAACACAGAACCTCAATCAGTAATTGGACAAATCATCGGAATTTTTGCAAAGTTTTTTGCTGATCTGTGGGAAAATCTAGAAGATGTCTATTTCTCTCAATACCCTAATAGTGCCTCTGGAGTATCTTTAGATAATGTTGTTCAGTTAAACGGTATAACTCGCTTACCAGCAACAAGAACTTCTGTAATAGCCACAGCCGACGGTTTAGAAGGAACATTAATCCCCATGAATTCGTTAGCTAGAGTTCCGACTTCTGGCCAAACTTTTTTCGCTAATGTGGGGGGAGTCATCACTCGCAGCAACGCCGATATCGTAAAAGTGCAGGTGGATGTAGTAGCAACGCAACCTTATACAATTGTTTTAGACAATCAAGCGTTTACTTATTCTTTGCCAGTCATCACATTCTCAAACGTAGGCGATATTTTCGTTGCTTCAAACAGCATAGTAGTGACGTTAAACGGTATTCAACTAACAGCCGTGCCGTTTAATACCGATAGCAATACAACTTTGGCTGATGTTGCCTCCGCAATTCAAGCCTTTGATTCAGGCACAGCTTGCACCGCCGTAGCCACAAACCCCGATATTATTACTATAACTCCTCTAACAGGCAACAACGTCGTCGTTAATTCTATTTCAATCACAGGGGGAGCTACCCAAGCCTCATATGTAATCACATTTTTAGCTCCAGCGAATGAAGATGCCATAACCGCAGCTTTAACAGCTCTAATTAATGTGGGAACTCCCACATGGTTAGCGGTGGATAACATGGACACTACCCTAACCATTAATGCCCTAGATCCTGCTTTGCCATTTTCCGCAAATGTTGGATTAAATCTTTCAGTAATTTACCAAGCCTCGCCAATTTCTTTCTTTGCAGAAAACTTTGGACCAATACCTTTGCCAATCGGCACTTTAACTTTTATCGTAACGCCAATTGCAGGGTGGAATTCAATCACAAACTTAGTCGCTGGCGTAACTGGTACTCTAAGGGAAACAGACGCCGAATTACGCATCAGGAGACAGAATTCAATCAAGTTGCTGGGAGCTGGAACGGTAGAAGCCATAAGAGCAGGCATTCTTCAAAAAGTAGCAGGTGTGACCAGCGCTTTAGTATTTGAAAACGTAACCTTACAGCAAGAACCCATTCTTTTAGTTTTTCCATTGCCTTTTACACTAGGTGATGTTATTACAGTTACCTACAACACAAGCGATAATTTCATGGTCAATTTTAGCTTTGACCAAGCGACTACAATGGGATTGATAGTAGCTCAGTTTGAATTATTACCCGAAATTTCATCCGCAACTTACGGGGGTACTGGCAATCAGACAGTGACCGTAAACATGAATATTTCGACCGTCTTTACTGTAAATTCAGCAGTAGTGACAGGTGTTGCTCAATCCGCAGCCATAAAAGGTGGAAGACCACCCAAAT